GGCGCCAGCCCCCAGCCCTTGGGAATGAACACGAAGACTTCGAGCCGCGCCGGGATGCGGTAGCGGTTGGCGCCCGGCCCGCCGCCGAAGGACACCAGCTCGCCGGGCTCGGTGAGAAACTCGGTGTAGAGGAACGGCGCCGGCGTGTCGGGCAGGGCGACCGCGCCGGTGCTGTCCTCGTCCTCGGCCTGCCAGCGCAGCGGCGGCAAGGAGTTCGAGCCTTCGAGCCTCGTGCGCAGGACCGCGTAGGCTTCCTTCGTCGTCGTCATAGCGCCCCGATAAAGATCGCTGGTGATCGGACCTCGCTGCCGACCTGTTGGCGCCGCCGGCGCCGCTGACCGGCTCGCCCGTAGTGGCTGCCGAGCTTCCCCTGGACGACGTGCGCGTCGGAGGGCGTCACATAGCCGAAGGTGATCTTCACCGCGTTGCGGTAGCGCGTGACGGCGGCGGCGGCGATCCGCTCATAGATCCGGTTCGGCACCGACACGAGGAAGTCGCGCCCCGACTCGGTCTTGCCGATCTCCAGCCGCCGGGCATAGGGCAGCGGGTTGGCGATCATCACTTCCTGCCCTGGCTGGATCGGCGTCGAGGCCGGCGCCGGGTGCCCGTTGATGTAGAGCGTGTGTGCCCGGCGGTAGGCGCCTGAGGCGACGGGCGAAGCATCCTCCAGCGCCTTGATCAGCACCAGTATGATCTCGCGCAGGTAGGTGTAGTGGTAGACGATCTTCTGCTTCGCCTGCTCGATCGGCGTGCCTGGGTTGTCACCGAAGGCGGTCCAGCCCGGCACGACACCCGAACGGGCCGACTGCTCGGCCATGATCTTCGCGTGCCCGGCCTTGGCGGTCTTGACGAGGAACGCCTGGGCTTCCTTCTGCGACATCGCCGGCCAATCGATGTTGACCGTCTGCCGGATCGCCTTCAGGGCGACCGCCGGGCTCGCCACCTAGCCCTTCACCATCAGGTTATACGCGACGAGCTCGGTCCCGACCGTGCGGGTGGCGCTGTCGGGGAAGCTGATGGCGAACTCCTTGCCGTTGAACACCAGCTTGTCAGCCGTGGTGATCGGCAGGGCGAACCCGGCGGCGACGAGATCCTCGACCAGCACGACGGCGGCGTAATCGGCCTGCATCACGTCGCTGACAAGGGCGCCGGTTCCTGGGCCGGCCCTGAAGCGCCGCACCCAGGCGCGCACCGCGACATCGGTCGCCGTGCGGTTCGGGCCGGCGGGTCCGGTGAACCGGCGGATCGCCGCCCGGTTGGTGAGGAACCTGCGGTGAATCGACTTGCCCTGCTCGGGCGTCATACGAACCACATGCGATAGGGCACCAGCCAATTGCAGACGCCGGGCGGCGGGCCTCCTCCCTCGCCGCTGCCGGCGGCGCCGCCCGCGTCCGAATAGGTCACCGTGGCAACCTCGAACAGCGCCTCGGACTGAACCGCCGGGTCGCGACCGCGCGACAGCCAGCGCGAGGTCAGCCATTCGTTCGTCGCGGCCTGGACATCGGGCGGGATCGGGTTAAAGCCTGCGGTGTAGTCCAGCACGATCTTCGCGCCCGCCCAGACGCCGTTGATCAGGTAAGCCCGGCCATTCTCGGCATCGAGGTCGTAAAGCGTCGGGTCGATGACGTTGCCGTCGACGGTGACGGTGAACAGCGTCGGCACGCCGGCAGTATCGACCGGGATCGGATATTGCCGCGACCGCAGCGGGTCGTCGAAGCCGAGGCAGGGATAGGCGAACTGATCGCGGTAGGTCTGCACGACGAAGGCGCGGTCGCAGTAGTTGCAGATCCCCGCCGACACCGCGTCGATCTGGGCCTGGATGATCACGTCCTGCGAGGTGTCGGTGTCCTCGATGCCGAGCACCAGCTTGGCCTGTTCGAGCGTGATCAGCCCCGAGTCGGTGGCGGGCGTGACAAGCCGCGAAAACTGATAGCCCCTCGTCGTCATCAGCGCCCGAGCCTCGCCAGCAGCGGATAGAGATCACAGGTCACCATCGCGCCGTCCTCCGCGGTCAGCGTCAGCAACCCGTTGTCGTCGATCGTCGCGGCAGCGATGCGGCCCGGCGGGCCTCGATGCCCTGGTTCGCCTCGCGCTCCAGCCTCGCCGCGTTCCCCGCGCTGCCCGCGCTGGGCGATCAGTTGCCAGCCGTCGCCAGGACAGGGACCGGGACCGTCGCGGCGCGCGATAAAGGACGAGCCGCCAGCCACGACCACGTCGAACGCGCGATATGCTTCCTCGGCGCTGTAGGTGCTGCGGATCGAGATCTCCCGCCCATCGCGCCCGGCGGCGGCGAGGAGATTCCACTCATCGCCCGGCGGTTCCTGCGCGGTATCGCATCGCGCCTGGAAGGTCTCGCCGCCCCAGACGACGACATCGCCCTCATAAGCGACGCCGCCCGGCCAGACCTTGACCACGGCCAGCTTGCCCGGCGGTCCCTCGGGTCCGCGCTCGCCTGCCCCACCGGGCTCGCCTGGAGGCCCAGGAATCCCCTGTTCGCCCGGCGGGCCTGTGACAGCCTCGCCGGGCGCCCCCTGCGCTCCCCGCTCGCCACGCTCGCCCGGCGGGCCTATCTCGCCGCGTTCGCCCTGCTCGCCACGCTCGCCCGGCGGTCCCGGCTCGCCGTCGCGGAGCTCGGCCAGCCGTGCGCTGGCCCGCAACTGCGACTCGGCGTCCCTCGCGCGCAGCTCGGCGATCTCGACGCGAGCCTGGGCGACAAGCGCCGCGACTTGCAGCCGCAGCTCGCGCTCGACCCGTCCGACGATCGAGCCGAGCTCCTCGACGATCGGATCACGCGGCAAGTCGCTCGCGCTCGTAAGCAGCGCGGAATGAGAGGAGCTTGCTTGCGGTATCGTCGCCGGCATTATCGTCGCTCCCTTGACCGGAATCCGGCGGCGGCGTGGTGTCGGAAGGTGGCGGCAGCGCGGGCGTCGGCGACGGCGGCTGCAATTCGGCGCCATAGGACAGCGGGACAACCTGCTGCTGGACGCGCGGCATGGCACCGACGCCGCCCGGCACAGCCGGCAGCTCGACCTCCGACCGCGCCTCGTCGGGACTGTAGATCCCCGAGATGACACCGCGCGCCAGCGCCTCGATCCGCTCCCGGTATGCGCTGCGCAGCAGGGCGCGGGTGTCGAACTCCAGATACTCGTCGGGTTGGCCGCGCAGCCGAAAGAGCAGGCCGAGCGCCTCCTCGATATGGTTGAGGACGAACCCGAGGCCCGAGGCGATCCACGACTGCATGAGCAGCTCGGTCGACGAGTAGGTGTTGCCGCCGAGGCCGAGGATCTGGAGCGGCACGCGATGCGCGGTCGCGATGTCCTCGTTCGTCATCTTCAGGATCTCGGCGAGCTGCGCGTCGACCGCCGAGGTCGAGATCGGCTGCGCTTCGAGCCCCGCGTTCATAATCGGCGTGCGGCCCGCGTTTTCGCCTTGCGTCTGCTCTTCCCACCACGCCCGCAGCTCTTTCATCTTGTCGAGCGTGAGCACCAGCGGCGTCTTGAGCAGGAAGGATGGTCGCGACTGATTGATGTAGAAATGCGTCTGCTGATTGAGCGCGGCGCCCTGCATCGCCATCTGGACCGCCACGGCAAGGATCGGGCTTTCGCCCTTCAGCGGATGCCGAGGCGTGTTCAGGCGAACGTGCAGGACATCGCGCGCCTGGATCTCGTTGCTGAGATCAAACCGCGCCTGAACGACCTCGTTGCCTGAAAGCGAATACCAGACGCTGCCGTCGACGCCGATGGTCGGAACACCGTGGCGCATCAGGTGCAGCTCGACGATCTCGCCGCGATTGTTGCGCAGCGCGAGCGCGAACGCCTCGCCGTTCTCGAACAGCCGCCGGGTCAGATTGAGCAGGAAGTCGGAGATCGACTGATAGTCGTTCGGCGCCTTGATGACGCGCTGGAGCGCAGACGTGGTGACCCGCTCGCGCCCGCCATTGCCGAGCACCCGCCAGTGGTCGCCTGGGCACATGGCGACGGTCTGGGCGTAGGAGCTCACGCACGCCTCGACCATCGCGCTGCGCTGCGGGAAGGGACCAGGGTGATAGCCGTTCTGGAACCAGTTCCAGTAACGGCCCGCGTCGGCGCTGAGAAAGCCGCCATTGGTGCCGTTGATCCAGTAGGGTCCAGGGCGGAACTGCCCCTCGACCGCCCGCCTGCCCCACGGGATCAGGGAACGCCAGTTCATTTAGCGGGTCTGGTAGCCGCCGGGCCGGCGCCCCGGCTTCATCTGTCGGGTCCGCTTAGGCCGCGAATAAAGGGTTCGCGTCGCGGCTTCCTGTTCCGGCGGCGGATCTTCGTGCTCGCCGCCCTCGTCGCCTTCGTGCTCCTGCTCCTCTTCCTCGGGCGCAGGCTTCGGATCGGACATCATCGGTCTGAACCTCTCAAAAATGAATTGCGGGAAGTGGTTCATCCCCGTAAGCCCGGCAAAAAGATGAACAGGCCGAGCAGCAATACGGAAGTAAAGGCGAGGAATACATTCGAGGCCGCGAACGGCTGAAGCGGCGGGAACGGAAGGATCGTCAAAAACCACAGGAACATCGTAACGACGAACAGGATCTCGATGATCATCGTTTTGCCCTCCGTCGTGCGTGCTTCCTGAGCGGTTCGCCGCCGAGCAACACGTCATCGATATTCCTTGCCGTGTCGGCGGCCATGCGTTCGCGGATGATGTCCTCGATCTGCCGCTCGTCGGGCAGGAACTCCGACACCGCCCACCAAGGCAACAGCCTGCGCGGCACCATCACAGCGCCCGTAGCCGGGCCGAACTCAAGCCGCGTGCCCAACGGCCAGAGCCGGGCCTCATCGCTGAATAAGGCGTTGACGAACTCGCCGTGCGCCTCCGCGACCAGATCCGCCGCCCAGCCGGTCACTTCCTTGTTCCCGAGGCCGGGGCGGCGGACCTTGCGCCGCCGGCGGCGGTGATGGTGACCGCGTTCGACGGCGGGGCAGCGGTCGCGCCGTAGGCGTTGGTCGCGGTGACGGTGCAAGCCAGACTGTGACCTTCGTCGCCCGCCTGGACGACATAGTCTGGACCGTTCCCGACCGGCGCCGCGTCCTCGTTCAGCCACTGATAGGAATAGCTGGTCGGTTCGCCTTCCCAGTTGCCCATCGTGCAATTGAGCGTCGCGCCGACAGTTCCGCCGCCCGAGACATGCGGCACGTCGACGTTGACCGGCGGCGCGCTGTCGGGATCGTGCCCGTGCGCCTGGAGCAGCAGCGCGTCGGACTGATCCTGCGTCGGCGTCGGCGGGTCGTGCTCGACCGGCGGCGGCAGCTCGTCATCAGCGGCCCGAGCGTCCCGGCCCAGGATCGCGTGCGCCTTGAGCTGACTCGCCTCGGCCTGCGTCGGGATCGGGCCGTTCTTCGGCTTCGCGGCGTCTCGTGTCTCCCTGGTGCTTTCCATCGCTCTAATCCTTCGTCATCCATCGAACACGGCGAGCCGAGACGAGAGGCGGGACCGAAGCCCCGCCTTACGCTTTACGGACCCCAATTGATGCCGCTGGCGATGAACTGCACCATCCCGGCGCGGCGCATCGCCCAACTGACGTTGGCCGTCATGCGGATAGCGATTTGCGCGGTCTGGTACATCGACTGCACCGGAGCGGCGACAACGGCGGGCGAGCCCGGCGTGCCGATCTGCAAGGGCGTCGTGTCCTCCATGTGAAGGGTCGCCTCCTCGCTGATGACGAACTCGGGCGCATCCGCCACGCTGACAAAATCGACGGCGTCGACCATGTAAGCGCTGCCGGCGGCGATCGAGGTCGACGCGACGACGGTGAACATGTCCTCGAACTGCGTCGCCCAGCCGAACGGCGCACCAGCCGGCCCCGGTGCGTACACCAGTTGCTGCCGCTGCTGCGGGTTCATCAGAAGCGCCAGCTTGCGCCCGGCATTGGCGGCGTAGAACGGCGCCGTCAATTTGTTGAGGTCACCGAGGAAAGCAGCGTATCCGCCGCCCGCCGTGGCGGTGAGCGCCACAACGCCATTGGTAAGCCCCGCCGGGCGCGTGGTGGACACCGCCGTCGCGTCGAGCAGCACGCCATCGATGTTGATGCTGGTGTCGTTGACGATGCTGTCGCGGATCAGCGCCTCGATCGCCGGGTTGGAATAGGCGGCGATCTCCCGGCTATACACGCTGATCCCGCCGACCTTGTGCGGATAGAGCGTGATGCTGCTCGTCCCAAAGCGCCGCACCGGGATCGGCTGCGCCTCGGCGACAAACGCGCCGCCGATCGACGGCGTTGCCGTCCTCGACGGGATCTTGATGGCGCCCGCGTTCGGCCCGAAGTTCAGCGCCGTGCCCATCGCCGAGAGCTTCGGGAATACCGAAGTCGGGTAGAGCAGATTGACGAAATCGCCCTGCGCCAACTGCACGAGATCTACGGCCCAGCCGACGCCGGTCGTCGTCGCGCCGGAAATTGCGGCACGGGTGACGATCGCGGTGCCTTCGTCGTCCTGATAATGCTGGCGCAGAAGATCCTCGATGGGCTGGTGCGTAACTGCGGCCCGAACCCGCGTCGCCAGCATTCCGAAGTAGAGATCGATCGGTTTGCGTTCCTTGACCGGCAAGCCGAACGGTCGGCGCGCAGAGGCGGGCGCCGCGAGCCCAGCGGCGGGCGCCGGGTCCGCCGAGACGCGGAACGCCAGCGAGCGCTCGCTGCGCTGGAGCCGCTTCAGGGCGAGGTCGTGCTCCTCGATTTCTTCGTTGAGCAGATCCTCCTCGGCGCCGTCGTGGTTCGGGTCGCGGACGAGGTCGGCAAGCGCATCACGGGCAGCGTTTAGCATCGACTGCCGGTCTTCAATCTGTCGGCTAACGGGTGTTTGGATTTCCATAGTGGTCATGGGAGTCGCCCTCGATCTGAGCGATTGGCGATCGGCTTGCACGCCGGTTGGCATGTCCCTGCGTCTCGAAACGGCGTTCACGCCAAAAACGAGGGACATGGTCTCGTCGGAAATGTTGAGGGATCGCGCGAGCTGGACTGCCGCCGGGTTGGCGGGCACCGAGACGATGCTGGTCTCCAGCAGTTCCTGTCGGGTGTAGCGTATCCCGTCATAGGGCTTGGCGGGATCGATCGGCACGCTCTCGATCGGGTTAAAGCCGACCGACGTGGTCTTCAGGACGTTCTGGCGGACAAGGCTGTTGATCTCGTCGATACGCGCCGAGGTGCCGGAATCGGCGGGCATGTAATCGCCGATCAGCTTGCCGCCCTCGACCCTGACGTTCGCCCAGGTGCCCACGGGGAACGAGCCCTGATGGCTGAACAGGGCGATCGGATTCGCGCGGAAATTGTCGAGCTGCCAGCCGCTGGCCTCGATGATGTCGCCGTAACGATCGCGGGTGTTGTCCGACAGGACATAGGTCAGCGTGCCCGGCAATTTGCCGGTCGCGGCTTTGCGGATCATGGTGACCGCTCCGAATATCGGGGATTCGCGCGCCCTTCAGACGCGGAAGCGCGACACGGGCAAGGGGATTTACCCGTGTCGCTTTGCCGTCGAGTGTTGTGAGGACGAAACGGCTGGCGCACGACTTAACCCCAAGGGGTCGCGCCGCGCGGGTTTGCTTATGGCATATATTGTGGGTGGTTTGTCAAGCCGCGCTCATTTGCTGTATTTGCCATATCCAGCCACGCCCATCAGTTCACGCTGGCGCTTCAGCCCGGCGGCGCTGACCCGGATCGACATGATCCGCCCGAACATCAGCGCCGAAATGATCGCCCGCCCGTCGTCGGTGAGCTCGTCAAGCACGCCCATAATGCGCGAGCCGAACGCTTCGAGCTCGACTTCCTCGCCGAGATCGAGGTCGGTGCGAACGGCGGCACCCGATCCGGTCGGCGCCGACTCGTCGAACTCGCCGGCCCGCTCGCGCTCGATGATGAGGGCAACATCGGTATCCGCCAGCCTCGCCGGAACCTGCGGTCGGAGCAGCATCAGCCCCACCATGCAGCTCATCCCCATCGCCGGCCAGCCGCGCCAATCCTGAACGAACAGCACCCGAGCGAAGAGCGGTCGCATGGTGGTCACCGGCTGGCGGGCTCGACCGTGCGGGCTGAGCAGCTTGCGATAGCGCGGCAGGTAGACGCGGTAGCCAGCCTGCCGCAGCGACCGCTCGGCGACCTCCTCGGCGGAAGGCTTGGTCTCGACGATGACCCAGGCCGGCATCATGCGACCATCGCCCGCACGTCGAACACCGGCTCGCCCTGCGCGGTCATCGCGCCGATCGCCGTCGCCAGCGCCACCAGGGCATCGATCCGCTGCGTCGCCTTGCGCTTGCTGAACCAGCGGTTGTCGAACGGGTCGCGCTCGATCGCCGCCGACATGATCGCCGAGATCGTCGCCGCGTTGCGCCGGATCTGGATGCGCCCTTCGAGGATCAGCGTTTCGAGCTCGGCGAGCGAGCCGGGCATCCATAGCCCGTGCGCTTCCTTACCATCCATCTCGGCGGCGAGCTTCTGGCCGGCGGTCGGCGCGGCGCGGCGCTTGCCGCCCTGCGGGTGCTCGACCAGCGGACAGGTTACGCCCATCTCGTCGAGCTGCGGGACGAGGTGCCGCTGAAACGCATAGGCGTCATACGCGAGCACCTTGATCTGGTAGTCGGCCTGGAGCTCGGCGACCCTGGCAGCGACAAAGTCGAGCCGCACAACGTTCCCCGGTGTCGCGTAGAGATCGCCCTGCTCGACCCAGACATCGTAGGGCGCCTGATCGCGCAGCCCGCGCTCGGGCAGCGTCTCGGCGGGCGTCCATTGCTCGGTCCAGGCGCGGTAAGTCGGCAGCGACATCACCTGTTCGACGCCGTCGCGGTCCTGCCGCGTCACGTCGACGGTCCCGGTCTGCAACACGCAAGCGAGCGCGGTCATGTCCTTTGTGGCGCCGATGTCGAGGCCGATCGCGATCACCTCGCCGGTATGCTCCAGCGGGTCGAAGTCGACGAGGACCGCCTCCAGCGCCGCCCGGCTCATCCACGCCGTCTCGGCGTCGGTCCAGCAGCAGAAGTGCAGCCGCAGGATGCCGTTCAGCTTGCCGGGGATCGAGCGGGCTTGCCTAGCGACGCCGGCCAGATAGTCGGGCTGCACCGTCACGCCGAGCAGCGGGTTCGCCTTGACCCAGCAGCTCGGGTCTTCGAGCGGATCGTCGTCGACATCGAGGCCGCAGACGAAGCTGAACGTCTCGTCGTCGATCACCTCGCCGACAAAGGTCGCCGCGTCGTCGGGTGTCCGCGTGCCCGCCGCGACGCGAACCGCGTGCTGGTGTTCCTGCCAGCAGGCCGAGTTGCGATCCGACCCGCTGTTCGTCGTCATCACCAGCAGCGGTTGCTTGCGCCACTTGAACCCGCGCTCGAGCATCTCGATCGTCAGTCCATCGGGATGTTCGTGGACTTCGTCGCACAAGGCGCAGCTCGGGCGCGGACCCGAGCCGGATCGGCGGACCTCGCCGGTGATCGGGCGGAAAAACGAGTTGGTGCGGAGGTCGGCGAGGTTCCAGACCGGGTTGCCGCCGGATCGCGTGAGGCGCCCGGCCAGTGCCGGGGATTGATCGCGCATCGCCACCGCGTCGCGGAACAGCACCATCGCTTGCGCGGCGTTCGCCGCCGCCGCGTAGACCTCGGCCCGCGCCTCGCCGTCCGCCATCAGGCAGTAATGCCCGATCCCCGCCGCCCACGGCGTCTTGCCGTTGCCCTTCGCCTCCTCGACATAGGCCCGGCGGAACCGCCGCGTGCCGTCCGCGCGCTTCCAGCCGAAGATCGCCCCGGTCTTGAACTGCTGGCTCGGGTGGAGCTCGAACCGCCGCCCCTCGAATTGCCCGCCGGCCAGCCGCAAGACGGAATGATAGAAGTCGATCGCCCGCAGCGCGGCGGCGAGATCCCAGGTCAGCCCCCGCTTCGGTCCCTCGACGAGGTCGAGGAGGTGGCGCCGCGCGGCGTTGCGTATGTGCGGCCCGGCGACGACTTCACCATCGACGACCGCCTGCGCCCAGGCCGTAACCGGATCGTCAGCTAAAGAAGCGTTCCGCCGGGTCGTGCTCTTGCTGTCCTTCGGCATTGATCCTGCTCCGCGCGCTCGGCGTCATGCCAAACTCGGCGGCATACCGCACCATGTCCGACATCGCCTTGTTCGCCGTCCCAACCAGCGGGTTCTGGATCGCGTTGCCGTTCGTCGTCTTCACCAGCAAACCCGCCGTGAGCTGGTCGCGCTTCGCCATCTCGCCCAGCGCCCGCTCGGCGGTGATCCAGCGCCCGTAGGCTTGGCAGTACGCGGCGAGCGCCGCGCGATCGAGCCCGGTCAGCATCCCGAGAACGTGCAGTTGCCTCGATACGCGGCGCCACTCGACCTTGGCCGCATCGTTGAGCGCGGCGGGCGCGTTCGGCAGTGACCGCGCCGGCCTGGGCTCCCGCGCGTTCAGCTTGCGCCCGCCGGGATTGCCGGTGACCAGCTTCAGGTGCGTGGGCTTAGGCTTCCGACCCTCGATCATCACGTTCCTTTCCCTCGGCCTCGCGCTTGCCCCACGGGCCGGTCGGCGGATATTCGCCGGTCGCCTCCAGGCGGTCGCGGCAGTGCCGGATGTATGCTTCCCACGACAGGTAGCAGTCGAGCAGCGGGTCGAAGGCGCCCTCGCTCATGCCGCCGCGCCCAGCTCGTTAAAGGCCCGACCGTCACTCTCGCGCACCGCGCGCTCGCCGGTGAAGGCTTGCCAGCGCATCACTGCCACGTCGACATAGGCCGGGCTCAGCTCGATCGCGTGACACGACCGGCCCGTCATTTCCGCCGCGATGATCGTGGTGCCCGAGCCGCTGAACGGCTCATAGACCGCTTGGCCGGGATTGCTGTTGTTCTCGATAGGCCGGCGCATACACTCGACCGGCTTCTGCGTGCTATGCCCGGTCTCGGACTTCACCGGCTTCGAGATCGCCCAAAGCGTCGTTTGCTTACGGTCGCCCGCCCAATGTGCCGTCTTTCCCCGGCGAACGGCATACCAGCAAGGTTCGTGCTGCCAGTGATAATGACCGCGCCCGACCACGATTCCGCTCTTCGCCCAGACAAGTTGACACCGAATTTCAAAGCCTGCCGCCTCGACCGAGGATTGGACCGCGCTGGCATATCGACCCGCGTGCCAGATGTAGGCAACGTCGCCGGGAAACAGCGCCCAGGCGGCGACCCAATCCGTAGTCGCATCATTTTGCACCGTGCCGATTGCCCGGTGCCGTCCGGTTGACAACAGCGAACCATCGCCGTTGCGCGCGGTCTTGCGCCACGCTGCATC